CACGCATGGCGCTATGCGTTTCGCGCTTGACGGACTACACGCGCGGTGTATCCTCGCCGCATGACAGTCGCTGAACTCGTTTTCCACCTCGGCGGCAACACCGCGCTCGCGCGCGTCCTCGGCATCTCGCCACAAGCGGTGTCGAACTGGTCCCGGCGCGGCGCGATCCCCGCGCGGCGGCACTACCAGGTCGCGCGCCTCGCACGGGCGCTCGGCCTCCACATCGATCCCGAGGCGCTGCGATGAGCCTGTCCCGTGATATTGCCGACGCCGTTCGCCGCGCCGGTCAGATGACCGTGTCGGAGATCCTCGCGGCGTTTGGGCATGAGGACGAGCAGCGGCTCGCCTACGCCGTCTCGAACGCCGCCTGCAACGGTTGGATCATCGGGCCGAAATCGCGCGCACTGCTGCCGCATGTCGCCTATCTCGCCGCCCCCGCTCCACGCGCTGCGCTTCGCAGTCCGGACCGGGCAGATGAGGTGGCGATCAACTACGAGAAGCCGGACGAACGGTGGCGCGCTCAAGCCGGCGAGATCGAGTACGAGGACCACCCGCGCAGTCTCGCCGCTCCGCGCATCCTCTGGCGAGCAGCCCCGCCTCCTGCGCGGTCTCCGTGCGGATCGAGTGCTGCGCTGATGGCGGCGGCGTCGCCGGGCATCTATAACGAATCCCCAGCGAAATCCTCCAAGCCCGTCGACGACGCCGAGATCAGACGCCGCACGATGAACGGGCAGAGCCAGGAAAAGATAGCCGCCGCTCTCGGAATCAGCCTCTCGGCAGTCTGCTCGTCTCGACGCAGGACGAGGCGAGAGCGCGGCACAACGTTTGCGGTCAATCGTGGCGGCGGAAAGAGCAATTATGAATGACGACGAGCGCGACGAACCGGGGCGGAAGTGGTTTGCAACCGCGCGCTGGGAGTTGCAATCGTTGCAATCCAGTCTGAATCTCGACGTTGATGCCGTCGCCGTTTCTTCATTCAATCGCAGTGCTTTAGGCTAGGGCGGCTACCATGTCCAACCAATGAGGCTAGCAGAATGAAAGCAATCAGCATCTTGCGCGAAGCCGAGGAGATCATCTCGGCGGATCGCGAGCGCACACATGGAAAAGCCGAGGACAACCTCGCCAATATCGCGACGCTCTGGGATGCGTGGTGCCGCGTATCGCGCGACGCGCAGATGACGCCGCACGACGTCGCGATCATGATGGCGCTCCTCAAGCTCGCTCGCACGCAGACCGGCACATACAATCGCGACGACTACGTCGATGCGGCGGGCTACATCGCGCTTGCGCATCGCCTCGCGGCGGCGGGCAACGAGGAATGATGCGGTCGGTGCGACTGATCCTGCACGGCGAGCCGGCATCGAAGGCGAACAGCCGCCGTCTCGTCACGATCCGAGGACAGGCGCGGCTGATCAAAAGCCAGAAGGCGCTCGATTACGTCGCCGTCGTGAAGGCGACGCATCCGCCGCTGGTGCCGCTGCTGGAGGGCGACCTTCGCATGACGGCGGATGTCTACTACGCATCGCGGCGTCCTGATCTCGACGTCTCGCTGATACTGGACGCTCTCCAGGATATCGCCTACAAGAACGACCGCCAGGTGCGCGAGATGCACCTGTATCACCACCTCGACCGCGAGAACCCTCGCGCCGAGATAACCCTTGAGGAAATGCACAATGACCAATGACGATCTGTCCCGTTTCGCCGACCGCATCGAGAAGTCGATCCAGGCCGTCGAGGATGCGCGCGAAGATCTAGCGGCGATCAAGGCCGAAGCGACGGCGGCGGGCTACGACGGCGGCGCGCTGGTCAAGGTCGTGGAGATGCGCCACAGCGAGAAGCGGCGACAGAAAGAGGAAGCGCGCCTCGCGCTGGTCCGGCTCTACGCCGACCGGCTGGGCGTGCAGCTGCGCCTCGATATCTGACAAGACGGGCCGAGGCTCCTCCCTGCGCGCGGCCGGCGGGCCGCGCCTCTCAAGCGGTCCAGCGCGCTTCGGCGCGTCAACGCCTCCCTCGGCTTACCATGCAAAGGGCGATGGTCGCTCCCGCCACCTAAAACGGAATGTCGTCTTCGTGCTGCGAGCACGCTCCTGGCTGCTCTGCGAAATCAGCAGGAGGTGCGGCCTCGTAGAATCGGCAGATGCCATCGAGGCTGTATTTCTCGCATGTCCAGCAGATCTTGGGCTGCGGCTCCTGGACGCGCTTGCGCCACGCCTTCAAGACTTCCGGTTCAGGCGGTCGCTTCGTCACGTTCCCATCTCCTTTTGATCACCCGAAAGAACTTTCCGTCCTGCCGATACTCGATCTCGCGCGGCGGCGTTGCGCTAGACAACATGCGCGCCACGTCTTCGATCCCCCAGACATCATTTGGCAAATCGCCCTTAAGCCATTCGTTCCAGTCAAGGCCGGCGCTCGCCGCCATCTTCATAAGCTGGCCTCGGCTCTTCTGCCCTGCATATCCGTCGTGCATGACGGGCAGATATTCAACCACAAACGGCGCGACTGAAATAACTGGATAATATGAGACGGCCAGCATCTCTTTTCCGCTTGTCCGACTTACATGCTTTCGCCACACCCAGGCCTTAACGGCCATCGTCTTGCCGTCCCGGCCCATGATGTCATCGTCGCGCAACTCTAGCTTGACCGGCTGCATCTGCCATTCATGGTCGCAGACCGGGCACTTCCGCACGGACAACGCCACCACCTCGTCGCAGTTTGGGCATGTCTTTGTCGGGGCTTTCTTCTCCTCTGGACCTTTCCCCGGCTTGCGCGGCGGCTGCACTGCGATGATCGGGCCGTGCGTCGCCACGCATCCCGCGAAGTCGAGGACAAGGCAGTCCTTGGCCTCGCTCTTCAGCCGCATTCCGCGACCGACCATCTGGACGTAGAGGCCGGGTGAGCATGTCGGCCGCAGCAGGGCAATTAGGTCGATGTCTGGATAGTCGAACCCGGTCGTCAGAACATTGGCATTGGTCAACGCACGAACTCGGCCAGCGCGGAAGTCAGAGATGATGCGGTCACGCTCGGCTGGCGGCGTGTCGCCAAGCACGCATTCTGCCGTGATGCCTCGCTTCCGCAGTTCGTCGCGCACGCGCTCAGCGTGACGAACGCCGGTGCAGAAAAACAGCCACGCTTTCCGCCCCTCGGATCGAGCGATGACCTCATCGACGGTCGAGGTGTTCAGCGCGTCGGTATCGGCTGCGGCCTGTAGCTCGGCCTCGATGTATTCTCCGCCTCGCTTGTGGACGCCGCCGACATCGATCTTGGCTGCTGTCGCCTTTGATCGCAACGGCGAGAGGAATCCCTTGTAGATCAGTTCCTCGACGCTGACGGGCTCGATCAGATCCCAGAACAACGCGGGCGCATCGGTGATCATGCCATGCCCGAGGCGATACGGCGTCGCCGTGAGACCGATCACGCGCAAGGCCGGATTGACCTTCGCCAGATGATCGAGCAGCACACGATAGCTGCCCTGTTCCTTGTGGTTGACGAGGTGGCACTCGTCGATGATGACCAGATCGACATGGCCTATCTTGTCGATCTGACTGATGATCGATTGAATGCCGGCGAACGTGATCGGCTCGTCAAGCTGGCGGCGACGCAAGCTGGCCGAGTAGATCCCGAGCGGCGCGCCGGGCCAGTGTTGGCGCATTTTCTCGGCGTTCTGCTGGATCAGCTCTTTCACATGCGTGAGCATGAGGATGCGCGTCTCGGGCCAGTTCTGAACGGCGTCCTTGCACAGTGCCGCGACGATGTGGCTCTTGCCCGAGCCTGTCGGCAAGACGAGGCACGGGTGACCGGCGTTCTTTTCGAGCCACGCATAGAGCATGTCGATGGCGCGGCGTTGATATTCACGCAGCATCGGTCTCTCCGAGGATCTCGCGGCTTGAATACACGTTCGCATCGGCCTCGCCGTTGGCGACCATCGCGCCGTCGATCTCCCATAGCGCCACCCATTCGATGCCGCTGTCGTGCAGCTTCCACGGCACCAGATCAGGGTGGAACACATGCGACCCGCAGCCGATGCGCTGCGCGTCCGACGGGATCGTCTCGTCGCCCCACCGCGCGCAGCGCCATTGCCCGTCGCCGCCGGGCGTCGAGTGCGCGCACGTTCGGCAGTTGACCTCCCTGGTCTTGCGTGATCCGTGGCACATGTCGTGGGCCGGGCAAAACTTGCACTCGTACCATGACGGATCATCACTGATACCGGGCGGCATCCGCTCGGCCAGCGCAATCCTCGCGCCCCGCTCGATGTGCTTCTCGGCCACGGCTCTATCGCGCTCGATGCGCTCGACGTGCAGCCGGTCGTCGTCTTTGCAGACCGCCACATAGAGCGCGCGCTCTATCCCCATGCCGTGCATGTAGGCTTGCATCTGGACATGGTGCAGCGGCTTGGATTTCGCCACGCCGTTCGCGACAAGGTCATCGAACGACTTGCGCGCATGAGTCTTGAACTCGGCCACATGCCGCGCCTTTGGAGCCTCTGGAACGCCGCTGTCGATGATGGCATCAAGCGATCCACCGACATGCGGCGCAAGCTCGACGCGATACTGGCGTCCGTCTGGCATCCGATCATGAACCACGCATCCGATGGCGCGCAGATCCGCGATGATCGATGCTTCTTCGTTGTGGCCGCGCCGGAACAGCCGCCGGATGCGACCGGGGATCTGCTCGCGGAATGCCCAGCGAAAGCTGAGCCACAGATATCGCTCGCATTTATGCCCGAGCATCGACGCGCCGAGATGGTCGCGATGCGGATCGTCAGCCATCGCCTCGTGGTGCTTGTCAATGAGCGCGGTAGTGCTATGATTGGCCTCGGGAACTGTTGCCATGCAGTGTCCTCCTCCCTGTAGACTTGGGGCGGCAGCAATTCACCGCTGCCGCCCCATTTTCGTTCAGGCTTTACGAGCCCAGGGCGGGGCGGCGCGAGACGGCGCAGCAGCGGGCGCAGACATGGCGGGCTTGCTCGCCGACACCGGCTGCGGCAGCTGCCCCTTGGCCAGCGGCATCGTCGCCGCCACCTCGTTACGCGGGCCGTATTCGTCCGACTGCTTCACCGCGACCTTGATCTCGGCCTCGCCGCCGACCAGCTGGTCCGTGTCCTGCACCGCTGCGAGCCCGATCGCGCGCATGATCTCGCCGAGTTGGCGACGACCGATCTCCTCGGCGGCTGACGACTGATTGCGTATGTTCAAGTTTTGGAACACCACGCGCCCTTGGTGCGCGGGGCCGAGGATGTCCCACCGGATTTTGATGTATTCCCCGGTGCCGGACTTCGTCAGGCCGACGCTGGCCTCGGCGATCTTGGCCTGATACTTGCCGGCCGGAATTGGGTCGTAATTTCCAGACGGGGGCAGGTCGTCAGCGCGGAACGATTGATTGAGCAAAGCCATGATATTCACTCCTTCCTGGTGATGGTGTAGCTAGGGCGGGACGGTGTCGTGGTGATCGCTGCGAGCAGTGGCGTGGTCACGCTGTCCGGCGCGGACTTCCACGCCTTCGCATCGATCTCGGGCTTCCACCGGAAGATCGTGGCGAGATGCGCCTCGATGCCATGCTCGGCCGCGATCTCCTGGGCTTTGTCGGCATCGACCTTCCGGTTCATGCGGCCGACAACCTTGATGTTGAAGCCGTCCGGCGTCGCGGTCTCGGTTCCCTCGAGCGTCTCGGCAATGCCGATCAGGCTCGACAGCCGGTCCTCGATCTGGCGGCGCTCTTCCACTGCCAGCCGCTCGGCTTCCTTCGCGGCGAGCCATCGCTCGCTCAGTGTTTGCATTTCCGTCATGCGTTGTCTCCTTGGATCTTGCGGATGATCGCCCCGAGGTCTGGGGCTTCCCACGCTGCGAGCTTGCCGCTGCGGTCCTTCGCTTGCCACAGCCCATCGCTGTCGCACATCAACGCGCGTTGCGATGCGCCCTCGGCGTCGCGCTCGACGCGCAGCGCGAGCACCTCGTCGAAGAAGTAGGGCAGCGCCTGGCCGGTCTTGTTTCCCGGCATTGACGGGGCATAGAGCACGCGCCCCATCTCGTCCTGGGTCTTCTCGACCTTGGCCGACATGTAGACATGCCGCCCAGGAAGATCTCGGAATGACCGGATGATGTCGGTCATTTGCTCCTGCATCGCGCCGTATGCTTGGCGCGGGTCTTTGGTCGCCTTCTTCTCGGCGTTCAAACATACCTCAGCGATCTCGCTGATGCTGTCGAGAGCCACCGACTTGAATTCGGCCGCATCGGCGCTGGTCGCAAGCCACGACCATGCCTCACGCAGCGTGGTCATGTCGGATACCTCGATATACGGGAGGTCCGCGTCCTGAATGGACAGCAGACCGCCCTCTGCCGACAGCACGATAGGTGCTGGCAGGGTCTTGATGAGCGTCGTTTTCCCCGATCCAGCCTGTCCATACACCAACAGCTTGACGCCATTGGCGGACAGACCGCTGGTGCGGCTGATCCTGATTGCCATGATGGTTCTTCCTTTTCCCGCCAGTCGGACCATTCCGGTCGGCGTTCCAACAATCTGCGCCAGATCGCGGGCCGATGTCAACGTCGCTTTTCTCGCGCGTTGCAAAGTTTCGGCGTCTGGTCCACGATGGCGCTCTACACAAGGAGGCTACATGGCAGATCTCAGGTCCATTCTCGGCGGCTCATGGTCGCCGCCGAAAGATCGCGCGCCGGAACCACCGGAGCAGCAGCTGCGCGATGCGATGGCGTCGGCGGGCATAACGCCACCGGCCGCAATCCACCTCGACGGGGCGCTCCATCGCTTCGTCACTGGGGCGAAGGGCCGACCGGGTGCGGGCGACAAGTCCGGCTGGTACATCGCCTTTGGCGACGGCATCCCCGCCGGTCGGTTCGGCTGTTGGCGCGCGGGCATCGAGCATTCATGGCGGGCCGATGTCGGGCGCACGGTGACAGCGGTCGAGGAGATGGCGCATGCGCGCCGGATGGCCGAGGCCATCGCGGCTCGCGATGCAGAGCGGCAGCGGACGCGCGAGACAGCCGCCGACACTGTCGCGGCGATCTGGGAAGGGTGCGGACCCGCCGCGCCAGCGCATCCCTACCTCGCGCGGAAGGGCATTCAGGCGCACGGCGCGCGGGTCACGGGCGACGGGCGTCTGGTGGTCCCGCTCTATCAGCCAGACGGCGATCTGGTCTCGCTCCAATACATCGCGGCGGACGGCCAGAAGCTCTATCATCCCGGCGGTCAGGCCGGTGGCTCTTGCTGGTGGATTGGCGATCTGGAGGCCGATAGCGGGCCGATCTATCTGGCCGAGGGCTTTGCGACTGCCGCCACGATCTACGAGGTGGCCGACAGGCCGGTGGTCGTGGCCTACAGCGCATCGAACCTGGTCCCGGTCGCCGGGAGCCTTCGGGCGCGCTTTCCCGCTCGCGAGATGGTGATCGTAGCGGACCACGACGCCAGTGGCGTTGGGCAACGGTACGCCGAGCAAGCGGCGGCAAAACACGGCGCTCGGGTGGTGGTCCCGCCGACACCCGGCGACGCCAACGACTACCGCGCGGCTGGTCACGACCTCGCGGCGCTCCTCAACCCGCCGGCAGACGGCTGGCTTATCCCGGCAGACGAGTTCAGCGCCCAGCCATCCCCGATCCGATGGCTTGTGCGCGGATGGCTCCAAGCCGAGAGCCTTCTCATGGTTCACGGGCCGTCCGGAGGCGGTAAGACGTTCGTCGTC